TCTGGTTATGATGGAGATTTTATAGGAGGAGGTCAACCCTATACACCTAATCCAGGATTTGGAGGTCCATCGCAATATGGTCCATCAACTCCAGGTTACGGAGAATTTGGTGCTCCTGGAGACCCAAACATGAATCCAATGCAAAATATGTGGAGTGATTACATGAATTGGGCAGAAGGAATATATTCTGGATGGGGTGATGCATATGACACTCCATGGGCAGATATTCAATCTGATATTGGATATTTACAAGATTGGGTTGGAGGATATGGTGCTCCTAATTTACATTCTTCCTTATCGACAAATCCTTGGGGTGGAGGACAAGGTTTATTTGACATGCAAATGAACCATTGGTTTACACCTGGATTACAGAACTACTGGGACTCTCATAATTACAATCCTTTAGCAAGATGGTCTCAAGTTGGTGGGCAAAATTTACAGAATCCTATGCTCTACAGAGCAAACCCTCAATCATATGCAACAGTAGGTTCTGAATGGGCTAATCCTTTTTATGCAAATAATCCTAATATGGACGCAGGGGATTTACCTGGAGCATTTATTGGAGGTCAACTTGCCACTGGAGGTAATATGGGGATGAGAGATTTAATAAGTGCAGGTCTTCCATCTTTCATGAGTGAAGGATTTGATTCAGTTAATTTTGGTCCTGGAGCTAATTACTTATGGGATAGAGGGGAAATGCCTACTTGGGATATGCCAGAATTTTTAGACCCTTATGCAACTAACCCAGGTGGTAGTTTCAACCAATATCTTAATCAAGGGGATATGTGGTCTGGAATGAGTGATTTATTATATGGAGCAAGTGGAAATCCAACTGATATATGGTCTAGACCAGAAGGTTGGAGTGATTTATTAGGAGATTGGGGATATGGAACAGGTCAACACAATTACTCTAATATGGCTAATTGGAGTGTCGATTGGGATGCAATACAAGATTCTCTATCTAATAGAAGAGGTGGTAGAAATAATATAGGTACATTAAGTAATTACGCAATGGGAGTATAATATGTCAAAAGCATACAAAGGAACAGTTTTAGATGAGATGTCATTATTTGCAGAAGAATTAGTATCTATTTCTGGACAAAATGATTTAATTAAACAAGTGCATGAGAGTATGTCACTTATCAACACACCTTCTTTACCAGAAGATATTTTACATGATTTAGCTCAAAGTAATCCTCCAATGCAAAGAAGAGGAAATCCGACAGGGGTATCGAGACCTATTGATGGAATGATGTCAAATCCAGGAATAGCACAGTCTCAATCAAGATTCCCTAATCAAGAATCGAATATGCAACAAGTAATGTCTCCATCTGCAAGTCAAAGAGTTGTTGGAAATAAAACTCAAATTGCATCAAACCCTCAAGAAAACTTAGGAATGGGATATCAAACACAACAAAATAACTCTCAAAGAACAAATCAACAGTCTCCAGCAGGAAGAGAAAGACCTACATTAAACTATAGAAAAGGACAATTTAGGGATACAAGGTTAGATAACTTTAGAACTCCACCATCTGGAACTCGTAGAATGGGAGGAACAAGGAGACCACCTACATCTTCTGGTGGTAGATATTAGTAATGTCTTTGCCGATAGGGGAATTATTATTAAAGTTAGGATACATCAATAAAACCCAACTCAAGAAAGCATTATCAAAACAATCCGAAAAAAGAATACTTCGTAACGAAAATGTGCAATTAGGCAAAATACTACTTGAAATGGAAATAGTAAGTGTCGATGATATTGCAGAAGCCTTAACAGAACAATCAAGTCAAGAAATAAAGAAGGAGAAACCAATGTCAACAGAAATAGGGGAATCTAGTAAATTTACTTTTGATTTAAAATTTCTAGTAACTATAGGAGCAGTCATTGTTTCTGGTTGTGGAATTTACTTTACAATGAATAGTGCTATAGATGAGTTAAAATCAGCAAATAGTCCTAGTAGATTAGAATATGATGTCTTACAAAATGAGATAACAAGTATTAAAAGTAAAGGGAATTTAGATATAATTACTTATAAATTAGAAGAATATGATGAAACATTTGCTGAAATAAAAGAACTTGTTAATAATTTAAAACCATTAAAATCTGATTTAGATTATATTAAATCAGAACTTGAAAAATTAAAGAATGTAGAAATAGATATACCAGAAATTGATTTATCTGGATTAGAGAATTCTATTAATGCATTGAGTGGTAGCTTAGATAATATAGAAAATAAATTAATAGATTATGAAGAGAGATTAAAAGAGGTTGAAAAAAGTAGTGGTGGGAGATTCTGAATGAGCTCAGATGATTTAATATTAAAAAGATTATTAGAAGAAGCATCTGTTAAATGGGGTAAAGATATACCTTTCATCCTTGAAACAATAGGGAAAATTGCTAGTGTAGAATCTAATGGAGACCCAAATGCAGTTGGATTGACAAATGTTAATGACCCATCTGGTACAAGAGATTTAGGGTTATTTCAATTTACTGAAGGTAAAGATGGAACATTAGATAATAGAGCTGGTGTTGCAAGAAATAGAACTGAGGAAATAATGGAGTTATTTGAAATGAATACCCCTTCATGGATAGAAGATTTTCATTTAAGCAATTATGATGCCACAACATTATCTCCTACTCAGCAAACAATATTGTATTTAGGAGATTTATTAAATAAACCTAATAATCCAGGATATGTCAAGGCTAGCATGGATTGGATAAGACAAGGAAATAAAGCAGAGACTAATGAAGATGTTAAAAAATTATGGATTGAACATCATAAAGGAGTTAATCCAAATGACCCAAATTCATATGGAGCATACCAAGATGCTGATTTTGCTTTTGATAATCAACTTCACAATAAAACTTTTGAAGGATATGTTTCTCCTATATTAAATGATTTAGAAGGAATGATTTCATCTTTTAATGGAACAACAAATTTAGATATATATACAGGAACATATGATTTGACTCTTGATGAATTTCCAATAGTAGAATATCAAGAGGTTGATGAGCATGGAAAAGCATGGGATATGGAAGCGAATATATTAACTGAGTACGCAACCCTTTATGATACAGCAGAACATGAAACAGGAAATCTTTATATACTATATCCAACAATGTATGGTGGTTCTGTATTAGAAGACCCTTATGGAGATGCTGTTAATGAGGGTTTGCATTTTGGTGTATATAATTCAATAGAGGAATTGGAGCAAGCAGATGAAGACATACATAATTGGTTTAATTATTTAAATAATACAACATATTAATAGGAGATAATGTAATGATGTATGAAAGATTGGTTAGAAGTTTTTTATATTTGGCGACAATTAGTAGTTTGGTTTTTAGTAACTTTTTGGATAATGCGACTATGTACGGCTCTGTATCAATGTCTACTCCATATATAAATGGAAACAACTCTATTGAAGATGACTATAAATATAACTTTGGAATAAGAAAGATTGCTTTATTTCCTTATCAAAATAGAGATTCATTTTATGATGGAGAAGAGGAAGAGTTAAGTGACAATGCTTTATTTGGAGCAGTAGAAGGATTAGAATACTTGTTTTCCATTAGTTCTATTAGAAATCAAGGACATGAATTTACTGACCACAACTATTGGATTAAATGGTCTAATAAACATTTTGCTACAAAAATATCATATGTTGACAAACAAAGTCGTGATTTGCAATTTACATCTGTTGATTTTAGATATCGTTTAAAAATAAAGAATTTAAATTTAACATTAGGAACATCTATAAAAGGACATCCTATATATGGGCATCCTGCTATATTAGATTATGAAGGTGTGTGGTGGGAGTTAGCATATGAATATGGATTTATAGATTACATGGTTCCTTTGCATGATTTGAATGACAATGGAATTATAGATGATTATTATTTATGGATAGAAACAGACCCTGTAACAGAAGAAGGTTATTGGATTTATTATTATGAAGGAATTAATTATTATTGGGAAAATCCAGATGGAGAATATATAGCTGGAAGTGATGAGGAATTTTATGAATATCATTACCCTCATGTTGTTCATATGTACAATGAAGATAATAAAACAAAAGATTGGCAAGCAGAATTATCTATTATGGTTGGATTAGATTTTTATATGGGTAATGAAAATTATTATTCACATATTTGGATTAATGTTTTTCCAGAATCTGTAGGATTAACAGATAAAGCATTTGAGCAAGAAGATATACAATATGATTTTGGAGTTCTATTGGGTACTAATATAACTGAGCGTGTTGGAATATTTGTAGAAGGAAAGCAACAGTCTTATTATGGAAAAGAGGAATATAATATTAGTACAGGATTAAATTGGAAATTTTAGAATTCATACAGGAGTCGCTAGCTTTTATAGCAGGATTCTTAACAACCTTCTGTTTAGGTTATATTTTACTAAAAGGGGATAAATAATGAAAATATGGTTAGCAAAAGTTCTTGCAAAGAAACTTATTAAAACAATTGAATATAAAATTAATCTCAATAAGATAGATAAATATGTTCATAAACCAAATGAATTAGATAGACAAATGAAACAAATACAAAAAAATCAATCTAAGATTTTACATAATCAAGAAAATATTGAAAAAGATTTGGCGATATTAGGAAGAGATTCACATCCACCTATATTTACTAAATCTAAGATGAATAAGATAGAAAAAAGATTAAGGAAGTTAGAAAAAAATGTATAGAGGTGTTGCGGCTAAAGGAGGAATGGGAGTTAAATCTAACGGCCTTCCAAATACTCAGAAAGTTCTAATGAATTCAGAAACTAGATGGTGCAGAACATATGCAACATTAACAACTAGTAAAGCAATAACAGGAACTGAAATATATAATACTCAGCAAGTAGATAAAACATGGGCATTCTGGATAAAAGGAACTAGTTTTGTATTTGGACTTCATGATGGAAATGATGCTCCAGGTTGGTGTATAGATGCAGGTCTTACTCATGCTTCAAAAGTAACTTTCACATTCAATGTTGATGGAGGGAATGTATCAGCTAGTACAGATGCAGATTCATATGTAACAGATGCTTGGACTCATTGGGTTGTTACTGTAGATGACAATGGTTCTAATCAAATAACTGTTAAATTTTATAAAAATGCTGTTTTAATTAAAACCGTCAATCAAGCATACTCATCATCAACAATGTCAGTCAGTAGTGATTCTGGAAGATTTTGTATAGGAGCACAAGGAGAATATGTAAATCCAAGTACAAAAGAAAGAACTCTTTGCGTAGATTTAGGGAGGGCTGATTGTGATATAGCAGAATTATGTTATTGGAGAAATACAGTTTTGGATGGGTCTAATATAGCGGCTATATATACAGGAAATACATTAAAACCTAAAGTTGGAGCAGAATCTCCCTGTCCTCTTGATGAAGATTTTGGAAATTATGATGAGTCTTCAAGTTTAACGGCTCAATGGAGATTTGGAGATTTGCATAGAATTTTGGACGAAACTAGTGGAAAGGTTTCATTAAAAGGGTTTTATCCAGATGGTTGGATATTTGAAAACATTATAAATGGAACAGATACAATTCGCATTGATGATGACTTTGGGACTCTAGGAGATTGGGTTGATAGAAAGGATACTGGGCAAATAATTCAATATGGAGGAAAAGCAAGGAAAAAAGGAACATCTTTAAATAGTGTGTCTAAGGGAACTTTAGGAGACGCAGATAGATTGATTTATGCTTTAAATAATTGCTTTTCAACACATGACAGGAATTATTATATAAGATTAACTCTTGGAGGTAGGACTGATAATGATGCTCTTGCTCCTAGTGGAAGTATGAGTGGATTAGTTTTTAGTTTATCTGGAGCAACTTACACCGTATTACCTTTAACTTCTATTAAAGGAACAACTGCAAAAGATTTGGCAGCTATAGAGAAAAATAATGAAGATGCTCCAAATGACTATAGAGAAGAAAAATTTGAAGCAATATTCGCAAAGTTTGGACTATATGGGAGTACAGTGAATGCAGATGATATAGATGGGTTTGGAATTGGAATTCTTACAGGAGATTCTATAACTGTAAAATTACAGAACCTTCTTGTCGCTGAGTTAAGAGTTGACGACCTTATATCAGTAACCGAAATAGATGTTTATTATGAAGCAGGAAAAAATATAAGTGGGTTAAATTAATATGCACACACCAGAACATTCATTTGAAAGAGTACTATCTATTTTATATCCAGATGAATATACTGAATTTTCTGATTATTTAATTGATGAAAAAAATTGGAGTCACGAAGATTATAATACAGTATTTGGAAAATCTAGTATTAAAGGGAATGTTCCATCAGTAGATGTATTGACATGGTTAAATTCCGTAGCAGGTAATCCATACTGGAAAGTTGATATGGGGGAAGGTAGAGCTGACTATAAACATTATATTGATACTACAGATACAGTTCAAGTATATTTAGATGACTTATTTAAGGATGTCATATCTGAGTTGCCTCATGGAATACAGATGCAAGGTCAAACAAATGAAGAAATAATTGATATTTTTTCTAAGCAGAAGGCTATGGAAGATGCTTTAAGTGGAGAGAGTATAAAGATGGGTGGAAAAGTATTAAGTAATAGAGATATATCTTATGCATTGCCTTGGGGATTAGAAGCAGAAGCTCATGGATATGGACCTCTAAATAGAACTGGAGGACAAGCATTGGTTGATAGCATTTTGCAAGTATCTTCTAATCCAGAATATGAATTTACAAGTGAAGATAAAGAAGATTTTTTAGAAAGAATATTGGATGAGATGGATTCAGTTAAAGATAATGTCTTAACTAATTGGAGAAAATAGTATTGGCTAATTTAAATTTAAATGGAAATGTAAGTAAAAACGAAGAAATTCTACACATGGCATATAATGACTTAATTAAATTTGGTCAACTATTTTGCCCCTCTGATTTCTTAGCAACTAAATCTCCACCTTTCCATTATGATGTTGGAAAACTTTTAATTGATAGAGATATACATCAACTTGCAATGGTATTACCTCGTGACCATGCTAAGTCAACACTAGCTGCTTGTGGGATATTACATAGATTTTTATTTGCAACCAAAGAGAAGCCTGAATTTATTGCTTGGGTTGGAGAAGCACAAGACCAAGCAGTAGATAATCTTAGATGGATACAATCACATATAGAATCTAATCCTTCTATACATTATTATTTTGGAGATTTAGAGGGAAGTAAATGGACTAAGGCAGAAATAGTTTTGAAGAATGGTTGTCGTATGATAGCAAAAGGAACATCTCAAAGACTTAGAGGTAAAAAAGAATTGTCTACTCGTTATACTGGAATTGTATTAGATGACTTTGAATCAGAAACAAATACTAAGACTGCTGAATCTAGAATGCAAATAAAAAATTGGGTAACATCAGCAGTATATCCAGCGATTGATTTTGATAAAGGTGGATTTCTATGGTGTAATGGGACTATAATACATTATGATTCTTTTTTAAATAATATAGTTGATTCATATAGAGATGCTGAGAAAAGTGGAGAATCATATAGTTGGGAAGTTTATACAAAGAAAGTTATAGAAAATGAAAAACCAATATGGCCTTCAAGATGGCCATTATCCAAGATAGAACAAAGAAGACAGTTTTATATTGATAGTGGTACTCCATCTAAATTCTATCAAGAGTATATGAATGAAGCACGCTCTCCAGATGAAATTATATTTAGTGAAGAAGATATAAAGAAAGGATATTATAGTGGAAATGTTAGATTCGATAATGAAGAAGGTAGTTGGGTTTTGTCTACTGATGACGGAAAAAATGAATTGGTTAATCTATACATTGGTGTTGACCCCGCTTCTTCTCTTGGTACTAGGAGTGACTTTTCTGTTATTATGGTTATTGGAGTTACTGAAAAACACGATTATTATATTATTGACTACTGGAGACAAAGAGTCTTACCAATGGACTGTGCTGAACAAATATTTAAGACATACAAACAATATGAACCTATTAGAAGAATAAATATAGAGACAATTACCTATCAAGAAATGTTGAGAGACTATGTTAATAGACGCTCAAAAGATGAAGGAATATTTCTTCCAGGTATTAATATGGGTATAAAAAATTATGGAAATAAAAAGAAAAAAGATAGATTGTTTGAGGGATTACAACCTTTATTTAAAGCAGGTGCAGTACACATTAAAAAAAGTATGCATGAATTAATTTCTGAGTTAATTGATTTTCCAAAAGGTTCACATGATGATACTATTGATGCATTTTGGTTAGCAACTCAATATACACAAGGAAATCAAAAATATAAATTTAGGTCTAAAAACAAAGAAGAAAAAGTTGGAAAAGCGAAAAGAAGGATATTTAACTGGTTAACTGGAGCAAGAATTTAATATTGACTTTGTCAATACTTTATACTTAACTTACATGAATGGCTAAAATAGAAATAGATATAAGAGCAAAAAGAATACAAGAAACCTTTAAAAGATTCTCCGATGCTAGAACAAATTGGGATAATCAAGCAAGAGAAGATTTAGATTTTTATTTAGGTAATCACTATACTACTCAAGAAGCAAGTGAATTACAATCTAGAAGTCAAGCAGATATTGTCATAGATAGAATATATCCAGCAATAGAACAATTGAAATCTATCTTAACTGCTAGACCTCCAAAGTTTTCAGTTGTTGCAAGGGAGGATTCTGACAATAAAGTATCTGAAGTGTGGAAACATATATTAGAATATATATGGGATATATCTGATGGCAATGAATCTTTCAAACAAGTTGTTCATGATTATGCTATTACAGGATTAGGATACTTATATGCTTACTTAGATAGAGAAGCAGATTTTGGAAGAGGAGAAATAAAGTTTCAACCAGTATCTCCATTTAGAGTATATGTAGACCCAAATTCTAGGAATAAATGGTTTGATGATGCATCTGAAATATTTGTATCAACTATATTAACAGAAGACCAAATAATAAATTTATATCCAAAATTAAATGAACCTATACCAGAAGAGCCAGAAAAGAGATTAATAGATAAGGTAGAAGATAATTTTTATAAAGATGAAGATTTTCCATCATCTACTCAATCAGTAAAGAAAAATACTTTTACTCCAAGTGAGGTAAAAGATTATGATTGGGGCAAACAAGGTTCTACCAAATATAGATTAATAGAACAATTCTCAAAAGTTAAAGTTCCTTATTATCGTGTTGTTATGGTTATGCCTCCACAAGAAGAAGGTCAGCAACCTCAAATACAACAAAGAGTAATGAGACCACAAGAATTTGAACAATTTGTTAAAGACCCACAAATAGCAGAATTATCTAAGCTAGGAAGAGTTGATGTAGAAGAAATAATGCAAACAAGAATTAAAGTTACTTGTGCATTAGGGCAAATGGTTTTATATGAAAACATACTTGATACAAATAAATATCCAATAGTACCATTTCCAAATGTTTGGACGAATACTCCTTACCCAATAGGAGATGTTGCAAAAGTTAAAGATGTACAAAAATTTATTAATAAAATGTTTTCATTAATTATATCTCATGCACAAACAAGTGCTGGATTAAAATTACTTGTACCACAAGGTAGCATTCCAGATATGGAACAATTAGAAAAAGATTGGGCTAATCCTAATGCTACAATAGAATATGATGCCTCTATGGGAGAGCCTCATTTTCCACAACCACAACCATTGCCAACATCTTTCTATACTTTAATGCAACAAGGAGAGCATTATATAGATTTAAATCTTGGTATATTTGAAATGCAACAGGGTAATCCAGATGCAGCACCGAAAACATCTTCTGGAACTATGATGATGGAGGATTTTGGGCAAAGAAGAAGTAAATCAAAATTAAGAGATATTGAAGGCTCTTTAAAAAGATTAGGTCAAGTTATACACAGTTTAGCAAAAACTCATTACAATTTTGAAAAGAAAATAAGAATAGTGCAACCTAATAATGATTTAACTGAGTATACTATAAACAGAAGACTAGTTGATGACAAGACTGGAACATTACAAGGAATTGAAAATGATATTACATCTGGACAATTTGATGTAAGAGTAATTGGAAATTCAACATTACCATCAAATAGATATGGAGAATTAGATGTATATATGATGGCTTATCAATCTGGATTAATAGATAGAACTGAAGTATTAAAGAAAACAGATATATTTGATAAAGAAGGTGTAATGCAAAGAATTGATTTAGTGCAACAATTACAACAACAAGTTGAACAACAAACTAAAGTTATAAAAGAATTAGAAGGAGATTTACAAACAGCTAGAAGAGAAGCAGTATCTGCTAGACAGAGAACTGAAGTAGAAAAATTCAAAGGTACAATGCAAGAAGAGAAAAACAAAGAAAAAGAGCGTACTTTAAAATCTTTATCTAAACTAGAAACAGCAGTCAACCTCGCTTCAGAGAAATCACGAATGGAATTACAAAGTGGTCTGACTCAAGAGAACGAAGTAGAGGAATTGCAATAAGAGGAGAAAATGATGAATAATCAGAATCCAAACAATCCTACATCAGTAGAGAAACAAAACGCACAATCGCCAACTGGAAATCCAAGAGCAACAGGGAATTCTGCACAAAGAGTTAACCCAAATGCTGGACAATCACAAGGTGGTGCAAACAACCAACAGAGGAATCAAGCAGATTTCGAACAACAAGCAAAGTATTTTCAATCGGAAAAAGACAAGGCATTTGCTGAAGCTAGAAAAGCGAAAGAAGAACTAGGCAAAGTTCGTAATCTATTACAGAGACCAGAAGTTGAGAACGCAATAAGAGGTGCTTTAAAAGGAGAAAAACCAAAGGAAAAAGAACAAGTTAATCTTAGACCAGAGGAATATGACCCTTGGGCATCAATGACAGACCCTAAATCTAAGTCGTACCAGTTCAGAATGCAAGAAGAACAACAAAGAATTAATAGCATGGTAGATGAGAAGGTTAATAATATAGTAGGTCCTATGCAAAAAGAAAATGCGATGTCTCAATTAAGAAACAAACTATCAACTAAGTATAGAATGTCTCCAAACGAGATTGATGGATTTATTCAATTTGCTGAAACTCCAATTAATGAATTAGGAGAAGATAATATTGTTCAAATGTATAGAGCGTATCAAGGTCAAAATGGTGTGAATTCGCCAGGTTTTGAGAATCCTCTAGACCAAGTTAGACAAACACAATCTCAACCTCAACAAAGTGGTGTTTTACAAGGACAACAACCTTTAAAAAGAAACGAAGCTGATTCTTTATTTGACGCTGTATTAGGTGCTAGTGCTCAAGGTAGATTAGGGTTAAAAAAATAACAATAATCTTAAATTAAAGAGGAGTAATATATTATGGCTTATAATAGAGGACAATTAGACTCTACTGAAGTTGGTAAAGCCACATCGAGTATAAGTGGGTTTCAGACCCCAGATACTCGTAAACTGTTTAATTTCGGTGATAGGGTTGCAGAGCTTGCTCCAGAAGAATCGCCATTCTTCGTGTACTTGAGCAATGTTTCTAAAGTACCTACTGATGACCCAGTTTTCAGATACCTAGAAAATAGGACTAAAACTGATTGGACTGATAGAACTTTTAGAGTTGAATCAGTTAATGGTGCAACAGGAGATACAGCATCAGTAACAATAGACACCGATTATACATTCAATGTAGAACAGACTGCGGCAACTAGTTCAGTAGATTGGTTGGTTCCTGGCATGATGTTTCAAGTAGAAACATTAAAGTCAGCAACAACCTTTAACTATATCACAGTACGAATTAAAGGAAACATATCTATTGCAAGTGGATACACAGAGTTCACTGGAACAGTTACAGACCTTGGTAATTCTGATGCTGGAAGTGGTTATGACACAATCACTGGTAATACTAGTGGTGCTAATCAAGGAGATGAATGTCAAGTAGTTGGAACATCATTTGGAGAAGGAACTGGCTCTCCAGATACTTGGTCAAGTGAAATAGAAGACAATTTTGGATATACTCAAATATTCAAAACTGCAGCTGAACTTACCAATACTGCGATAGCAACAGTATACAGAGGCTATGCTTCTGAATGGGATAGAATATGGAATCTTAAACTAAGAGAACATAAAGCAGACATTGAGAGAGCAATGTTGTTTGGTACAAAATCAAGAGCAAATAGTGTGCAACATACAGATGGTATTGTTGGTAACATACTACAAAATCTTGATTCATTGGCAACACCAGCTGGAACTCAATTCTCATACTCTAGTGGAAAATCTTACATGAAAACAATAGCGGCAACTGATTTAGATTATGATACTCTGTTGTCTGACTTAGAAGTAATGTTTGACCCTGCTAGAGGCGGTTCAAGTGAAAAACTTGTACTATGTTCTTTACCTGTGATTTCCTTGTTTAACAAAATAGGTAGTGCTGGTTTCTTACAACAATCTGTTGTAGGTGGCTCTAACACTGGATTCAGATTGAATATGGACCTCAGTGAGCAAGCTGGTGCATTTGGACATAAAGTCCTACTTATTGAAACTATACATGGTTCATTGCAATTAGTTAAAGAACCCTTATTCAGAGGAGTTTCAAATGGATTCATGCTTATGTGCGATATGTCTACATTAGCATACAGACCTCTTGTTGGCAACGGTGTTAACAGAGATACTCATATAATAACAAATGTACAAAACGCTGATGAAGATTTGCGTAAAGATATGATAATCACAGAAGCTGGATTAGAAGTATCATTACCAGAGACTCATGGTTTATATGCATTTAATATATAAGGAGGCATGAACAATGAGAAATGATGTAATTAATAGTAATAGCGATAGATATGGAAAGGGATTCGATAGGATTCCTTATGAAGAGTTAATAACAACAAAAGCCTTAGATGTTGACGATAGTGGTAAAGTTTTTGGACTATCATTAGCAGCTGGATTTACAGTTACTTTACCAGCAATTAAAAGTGCTGGAAATGGTTGGTATTGTAAATTTGTTGTTGTAACTAACTGCACATCTAATGACTACATAATAACTGAAAATGCAACTCATGATACTAATAAAATCATAGGTGGCATTAATGAGTTAGAAACTGATGATACTGAAGATGGACCAAGTTCAACTGGATGTACATTTATAACTTTTCCAAATGCAACTGATACAGTTGGGGATTATGTTAATATATGGACAGATGGAACTAGTTGGTACATTGATGGTCAGACTAAGTTAGATGGTGGCATTACGCTTTCATAATCCAAATTCATAAGGATTAATAGTTTTGTAGAACTATGGAGGTTGTCGTATAAAGGGCGACCTCCGAATCTACTAAAAATTTAGGAGAATTAATGAGTATAGGTGGAAACATAGTCCCATCTGGAGATAAAAGAAGAAAACATAATTTTGGAAAAAAAAGAAAGAAGAAGAAAATGCCAAAAGTAGGAAAGAAAAAATTTTCTTATAGTAAGGCTGGTAAGGCAGCTGCTAAAAGATATGCAAAGAAAACTGGTAAAAAAGTTAAAAGAGCGAAGAAAAAACGCTATTAAAAACGAATATTTATATTTATATTTAGATATAACTAAGGAGTAAAATGCTTATATACATATGTCCAAAGTGTGAAAAGAAAAATGAAGTTGAAGCAAATAAAGCTGGAACTAATCCAACAAGTCACAATTGTGAATGTGGAAATGCTTTTTCAACAGTAACACCTAAATTAGGTGGTTTTAATTTAAACCCTTGGACTCGTGGAACTAAAATGGAAATATCAACTACTACTATGGAAGAAGGTGCAAAAAGAATGAAAGGTAATGGATAATGGCACATCATCAATTTGATGAACAAATATTTGCAATGACAGGATTCGATGCAACATCTTCTAGTACGGTTGGATTTGGAGATGCTACAGGAAGAGAACTTTCAGCTGAGTGGTTGCAATCTGGAGCGAAAGAATTAATAAATACTTTACCACCACAATGTTTATATTCAGTAGCTGCTGACGCAACTGATTTAACAGATGGAAATGGAAGTACTATTAATAATTGTAGAGTATTAGGAGTTACAAGAAAAGATAAACACAGTGGATTGCACTTACCCTGTAGAGAGATACATCAAGCAGATTTAGGAAAGGCTACTCCAGATTCTGGATATATGGAAGAAGCATTTAGTGAAGACCCAGTATTTTATAAAAAAAGTAATAAGATTTTTGTTTTACCAACTCCTAGTGCGACATATCCAGCGAAAATAAATACTATTACATTTCCAACTATTAGTTATAATGCTACTTCAATATCAACCTTTCCAGATGAATTAGAAACTTTAGTTATACAGTATGCAATTATAAAAGCGACTGAACATGAACTTGCAAATAATCAAGATACAGAATTATCAAATGAGTTACTCAGAACATTCAAGGGAGATTATTTTAATTCATTGGAAAGTTATTTAAAATTATATGGAATGAGTAATGCTCAAATAGCACCACAACAAGGAGGAGATGCATAGTGGCAACAACAGTAATACCAAGTACCTTAAAGGTAACTATAGAAGAAAAAATTAAATTAAATGGAGCCGAGCAAGGTTCTAGAAATGTATTAAGTGTATCAGACATTAATGAAGTATATAAAAGGATTGTTACTTGTCCAGCTAACTCTGAAACTACTTTAGTGCATTTTCATAGTTCTGTTGCTGATGGAACTCTTTCTCCATTAGACATTGATGATGTTAAATACATAAGAGTAACTAATTTAGATGCATCTACAAGTATAACTTTAAGTTTGCAATCAGATGTTGGGGAAGATGATACATCTGCTGATGAATCTGCAAGTTTACTTATTGAATCTGGAAGAAGTTTTGTTATGGGAACTCCTAATGATGGAATTGGAATATCAGATGCCAATGCAAATTTAGTTACAGATTTAGTTGACTTAGAAAGCCTTGTTGTCTTTACAGGAGGAAGTGCTATAGATGTAGAAATCTTTGTAGCGAGTTCATAATGACAGTTAAAGATATCATAACACAAATAGAACATGTCTATGGAAGACAGCCTAGAACATATATGTTGAGGTTGATTAATGATGCTCTTAATGAAATAGCAACCAAAAGATTTCACAACAAAAGAATTTCAAAAGAAGATTTAATATCCAATCAAAGATTTTATGATATACCAAAAGAGACTATAGATATTCAAAGAGTTGAGATTATGGATAATGATGGGGTTTATGAGTTAATTCCTAAAACAGCTGACCCACATTTAATAGATGAGAATAGTGAGAATTAATTATGGCTACTGATATCAAAACACCAAACTCACAATGCTTATGGTATCCAGATGGAAATAAAATTGCAATACTTGTTAAGAATGAATCTACAGGAAAATGGGATTCATATTCTGGTACATCGCAAGTAGGTGGAATAAGAATACATTCAAGTTCATATTATGATGATGTAACAGAGATATCTGATGATTTATATAGAACAATCGGATTAGAGATTGGATTACACAATTTAGTTGTTGATTATGTTAAGTACAGATTAATAGAAGATAGTGGAGACTTACAATCAGCAATGTATTTTTTAGCAAAATTTGATAAAAATTTAAAAACTTTTCCCACTAGAAAGAGTGGAGTAAGAGTAATATCAGTTCCTAAAATATAAATAAGGAGATAAGATGGCAGTAAGAAAAGGTGGAAAGCATGCTTATAGTGGAAATGAAGTTGCGAATCTATCCATAGGTCAAAATGGTTTTGATATTTGGTATAATGGAAGTACCCCAAGTAATGATGAGGGTTACTGGATAGCACTTAAATGTGTTGGAAGTACTGATATCGAAGTTCACGCTGAAAGTGTAATTGGAGATGATTTAGACAGAGGAAGTACTAATAAGGTTACTATTGGAGCAGGAGATATAGTATACGGATGCTTTAATAAAATCGTTAGTGCAACTATAGGTGCTACTACTGAATGCTTAATAGCATACAGAGGATAATAAAAACAAACTGGAGAAACAATGGCAATTAAAAAAAGAAGAGCTGCTAAAAAGAGAAGGTCTACTAAAGCAAAATCTAAGGCAACTAAAAGAGGAATTAAATCTTTAGCAAAACTTAGAGGACCTGCAAAGGCACAGAAAAGAAAACCTGCTAGAGGTGGTGGAAGACCTCCTATTCGCAGACCGTAAATAAACAATAAATAAATAGGTTACTATTGATGAAAAAGAAATCTGGAGTTGTTAAGAGAGTAATTGTAACACCAGATAAACATTTTCCAATGGCAGATATACCTGCTATAAATTGTTTAAAAAAGTCAATTGAGATAGTTAAACCAGATGTATATATTGATTTAGGCGATGTTGGAGAATGGGAGTCTGCCTCTCATTGGCAATGGAAAAAAAGAAAAAGACCTCCACTTGAATATCAAATCCCTTTTGTTGATGAAGATATAATAGCAGTTAATAAGGGAATGGATATGATTGACGAGTCACTTGACAAAGTTAATTGTAAAGAAAAGTATTTTTGTGAAGGCAACCATGATGATTGGTTAAATAGGTTTAAAGAAGAAAACCCCTATATATCTGATAATTATTGGTTTAAAAATGCAGTTAAACTTAAAGATAGAGGATATAAGTATTATCAAGTTGGGCGTTATCTAAAGATTGGTAAACTTTACTACTACCATGGTAACCACTTTGCTGGTGTTCAGCATACAAGAAATCACTTAATAAGAATAGGTGCTAATGTAATGTATGGACATCATCATGATTTACAACAAAGTTCTGTTACCCATATGGATGGAGTTAAATCTGCATGGAGTATTGGTTGTTTGAAAGATATGTCAGAAGAAAAGAATCTGTGGCTGGGAGGAAGAAGACATAATTGGTCACACGCATTCGCTATAGTTGATTACTATGATAAGGGTATGTTTACTGTACACATAGTACAAATTATAGACGGCAAAACCTCACTGTGGGGCGAGCTAATTAATGGAAACAAATAAGGAGATGTTATGGAATTCTTAACACAACACTGGGAATATGTACTACTTGGATTTTATGTCCTTGAAAAAGTAGTTAAATTAAGTCCAAGCAAAAAAGATGACATTATTTTTGATAGTGTTATCAAGCCTGTATTTAATATGATTTCTGGTAACAAGAAGAAGTAATGCCTAAATCCTTTGAAGTTATAAATAGTTTTGAAGGAGGAATAAATACCAATAGTGACGCTCGTGACATTGGTTCATCAGAGTATGTCCTTTTAAGACAAGTTAATGTAAAGAAGGCTGGTGTATTACAAACTTTAGGTACTACACAAAATCATGCTTCTAATGAACCAACATCGAGTTCAAGTACATATACTCAAGGTCAAGGATTATTTCTATTCTTTACAGAGTATAACATAGCTACAAATGCAACTCCAGATGGAAATGGAAGAAGAGTATTTGCTATGCAAGATGATTCAAATGGAAAGGCTATTGGATTCGCTCAGATTCAATATGATAATTCCACAGCAGATGCAAAGATAAATTATGTCCTTCCATGGTCTAGCAATGGGAAACCAGATTTTTTCTTTATAAATAATGCATTAAGAATATATGATAGAGGGCATTTAAATAAAGATGCACAATGGTTTTCATATATAAAAAGAAATATATTTCCATCATTAACTGACACAGAAAATGTTTTAAGTATTAATGGATGGTGTATGTTAGACCAAGAAATATACTCTCCAATGAATCAAGATAAAAATGGTAATCATGTTTCTGCTCAACAATCCAGCACTATAAATACTGATGAAAATACCGTTAATGCAAAAATTGATGAATATACTAACTTTACTTTAAATTCAGCTTATCCAAATTCTATTCCTGTTGGAATATACTATACTGTAGATAGTGGTGGAGGTTCTGGGACAGGTATTGATGACACCATAGTGGGATGGGAAAGTGGTAAGACATATAATTTATTTGTATCATATATTTACGATGAAAGACAAGAAAGTTTACCAACATATATAGGCTCAAAAGTTCTTGAGGCATCAGGCACAACATTTACTCCTACATTTTATGCAATATTCCCAGAATTATGGACTGCTGAGGGACCTGGTAGTGCCACTTTAATGGAATCAAGTATGAATCTAAATAGTACAACTGCAACAAGCTATACTAATTGCATTTTAAATGGGACTAGTGATGCAACTGGGTTAACTGTTGGAGAGTACTTTAAGGTTGATAATGAAATTTTTAGAGTAGAAGGAGTTAGTGGAACTACATTGACAGTAAAAAGAGGTCAACTAGGTACTACGGCAGCTACTCATGATGGAAGCTCTTCTGCTAAAAGCTTATATAGATTGCAATGGAATCCAAGAATAACAGCGGCTAGATTATATGTTACTGAAGATGCTCTTCCAAAAGATTATAAATATGTTGGAGAGTGGACTTGTTTATCTGCTGGTGCAAGTTCAAATAATGTTGCGATAAAAACAGGAGGAATAAATTCAGATGAATATCCAGAGTCTACAACATACTTTACAAATACTCTTATAGATTTAGGAGAGTATGATAAAACTAATCATAAGTTTGGTATAACTAATTCTATATTTACTCACTATAAGGTAGCAACACGATTTAATAATGATGTATATATTGGCAATTTAAAAGTAACTGATGAAGGTGGAAACACAGTTCAACATAGAGATAGATTAATTAGAAGTTCAATGGGATTATCTGGTAGTTGTCCAGATGTATATCCAAACTCAAACACTATTGAAGCAAATATGGAAGATGGAGAGCAGATAGTTGAGTTAGCACAAGTTAATTCTAGTCTATGTGTATTTAAAGAAAGTTTAATGTTTGTATTAGATGCATCATCTCTTGAGGCTGGAGAATCTGTTATGGATACATTTTGGGGTCTTGGAGTATTAAATTCTGGTTCAGTAGTTAGTAGTGGATATGGAGTATTCTGGGCAACAAGATTAGGAGTATTTCTTTTTGATGGTTCATTGCAAACGATTAGTAAAAGATTAAATGTAGTTGGAGAGAGTGGATATTATGGAACTTCTAGTAGTACTAGTCATCCATATGTTTATGGAACTCCAAATTTTTCAGAGTTTATACAAAAAGGTGGAGATACACCAGTAGTTGGATTTAGTGATAAAGCAAAACAATTATATATTGTGTGTTCTAATCAAAGTAAAAACCAACAAATAAATGGACAAGCAGGTACACACTATGATGGGGATACTTGGATTTATGATTTTGATTCAGGTTCATGGGTTTTTGCACAAGGAATATTTGATGACACAAATAAGTCAAACTTCTTAACAGACTATGAAGAAAACTTTGTATTTATGTCTGATGGTAATTTGAAATACTGGGATGACAATGCAACTGCTCAGGCTGGATTTGCAATTGTTACAAAAGATTTTACATTTGGAACTACTACATTAAAAAAGAAAATATATAAAATAATGATTACTGCTAAGAACACATCTGCTGGACCAAATAGCAGTATTAAATATGCAATAAATAATAATGACGCTTGGACTGATTTAAGTTCTGCATCTGCATCAAAGTTATCAGCAACATCAGATAGTGGAGAGTCTTATGATATTATAACTATAACTCCAGCAAATCCAATAACTTGCAACTCAATAAGATTTTATATATCAAACTCAAATTCAAGTAAAGTAACCATTAATGATATGGCGATAGAGTATACAACAATACATAAGAGAGCAGACTAATGGAAAGCAGAATTGAAAGATTAGAAAATAAGATAGAAGAATTAGAAAGAAAGTTGTCTTTAAAAGAAGATAGAAAAAAAGGAGATGGTTCATTTGGTAATATACGCTCTGAATCAGTACCCATTAAAGTAGTAAACAATAGTCAAGATGGAAGCTCTTTATATATAAAGGTTTCTAGAAAGTGGATAAAACTATTTTCTTTCACTGATAGTGAAATAATATTTGGAAAGAATGTTAACTTTAAGAAAGATTTAAAGGCACAAAAAGGTTCTGTATTTGTAGGTGGAGGTGCTAAACATGGATTGATTATACCATTGGAAAAACCACTAGTACCTAGAAAAGGAAGTATGTGTGTAAATCCAGCAGACGCTGATGAAGTTATTCAATATAATGGAACTGCTTGGAAAATGATGGATGGGAATGAACCTACATAAAAATGCTTTGTTTTTATAAAAAATATTATTATATTAAATCGACTATAACCGAAGGGAAATAATGGCTACACCTAGTATATATAAATTAATGCAACAAGGAAGAACTCAAGATGTTACTGCTAGAAGAGCATCTAAATCTGCTGTTGCTCGTTCAACTGCACAAAAAAATTATGATTATAAAATATTTCAAGAAGAATTAGCTAAAGCAAAAGCAGAAGCAAGTAAAGGATTTTCCCTAGGGCAATTAATATCTACTGCATTGTTCTTTGTTCCAGTAGTAGGACCTGCATTAAGTGCTACAACTGGATTTATACTTCCTTACGAGATGGCTGATGACCATATAAAAGGAAGTTCACCAGGTGGAAAATATAAAGGACAATGGAACTCTCAAATGGATGCTATAGATGCTGCATTTCTGAAAGAATCTATAGAGCATGGAACAAGTAATGTTTTTAAATATATTCCAGAATTACAATCTTTGAATACTCCTTGGTTAAAAGGAACTGCTGGAGGAACGAAACAAGGCAAAGATTTTTCAGAATTATTGAAAAAAGGATATTGGAGGCGTAAAAAATAATGTCTGATTGGATGGATATTTTTAATGAAAACGAAGGAACGCATATAGATGAATCTATATATGGTAGTGCTGATATTGAAACTCAAATTGGAATGCCAGATATTACAGATTTCAGACAAGTGCTTAATCATTTATTTAACACACAAATTCCTGCTGGACAAGCTTCTACTAGATTACAAGATGCTGATTGGTTTTCAACATACTTAAATCCAGATATGGCTAGCGACGCAGAAGATTCTTGGTATAGTCAGGCTGGGTCGGGTGATAATATGTGGGATTTGATGACTCATGGTTTAAAGCAAAATGATGGTAATGTAGATATATTTGAAGAAATGGAATACTATATACCAGACGATTCAGATGAAATTCCAGGTGGATTCAACTTACCAGGGGATGATGAAGGATACAATCCTTATGACACCCAAGTTCAAGGAGATGAATTAAGACAAGTATTAGAGCTTAGACAAGTTTGGGAATCTTTTATAGGGAATTATGGTGCTGAAGGACAAAGAGAGTTAAAAGGATTAATGATGGGAATGATGCCAGAAAACTATGCATCTATAGTTGAAGGTGCAGAAAATCAGAATAAGGCTAATTATTTACAAGGATTGTATAATGCACATTCAATTGGACAGGGCTTATCAATATCTCCACAAAGAAATAAATTATTACAACTGAATCAACTAGATTATGAAAACAATAGAATTAAAACACAAGAGACTGTTGGAAATATGGTAGGTGGTAGTTATAATACATATGACACTGCATTGCAAACTTTAATGGATAGTATGATGTCAGTAATGAATGCTTACGAATACGAATAAGGAATAGAATATGGCTGGGAGACCACAATATGCATCTGGGCATGGAGTAGAAGAAGAAGAATTATTTGCAGATTTTATATTTAATAACCTAATACCCTCTGTAATTAATAAAAGCGAAAACGATGAAGCTAAGTATTATCAAGACCTTCAATACGACCAAACATTTCTAAATAGTTTAGTTACAAATGTAAAAGACAATCCTGGAGACAGCAACTATTATGATATGGTACAAGCGTACTTAGATAGTGACGCTAGTTTTAGGACTCCAGAAGGTCAAAATACTTTAAGACCTATTATACAGAATTATTTAAATGCTGAGCAGAATTCATTTAATGATGCACAAATGATTGTCAATTCATGGCCTCAAAATAAATTCAATTACGGTGCAGATGTTTTCTCTGGATTATCTGGAAAAATATTGGAAGGATTCGACAAAGAAAATGTTTATGAAGACTTAACAAATAAAATAAACAATCTAGATAGTTGGAGCGAAACACTATCAAAATATGGAAATAAATATCAACCAATAATAGATGAGATTACTAGTAGTAGAAATATTCTATCTCAAGGAATGGGTTATTTAAATTCATCTGAAGAAGAAGGAGCAGCCCATTTAACAACATTAGAGAATCAATTTCTTATAGACCCTTCGCAAAAAACTAAATGGGAAGAAACAAAGAATGCATTATCAGGTCCTTTAATGGAATCTGTAGTTACTGGAAAACCATATTTAAGTCCAGAGTTTAATGAACATATAACCGATATAGACACTATATCAAAAGAATATGTACAATTGTATAATGATGAAATATCTGCATTACTTGGAGGTCTAATAGAGTATAGATGGCATGATACTGATGAACAGTCTAATGCAGCTTTGAATTCTCTTTTAGATACTATGACAAATGAGGATGGAGAAATTACTGTAAAAGCAGAACAAGGATATGGGGAATTGTTATATACTGGATTTGATATATTCTCTAAAGATTTAATAAGCATTGCTAATGAAACTACTGACTCAGTAGATATTAACAATCAACCAGTATATAAATATCCAGAATTAAGAGGAAGGTTACATAAATTACACCAATATTATGAAGAGATTATAAACTTAAAACAATCTAAATTATTTGTTTTAAATAATGAGCATAATTACCAAATAACCCCAGAACAAGCAGAAGATATGTTAAACAGTTTTCATTACATGAATACGCAAGGAGATGGTCTTGGTATATATAGAAATAATATACAAGACATATTGAATTTAGGTGCTAAAGATAATACTCTTGCTCCAGATTTTATTATAGGTAAGAGTGCAACTTGGTCTGGAGATGTAGAAAAGTCTGGAGTATCTGAAGAAGAAATCAACAGAGTATTCTCTAGAAAGGGAAGTGCAGTAGGAGATATTGGTGGACAGAATGTTATAGAAAATGAAGCTGAAACTATTCTGGGAGACCAAAGTATTCCTGTTGGGGATAGTTTAGTAGAGCAAGATACTACTACTGAAAATGAAGTTAATGCTATGTTTGGAGACAACCAAATGGTCATTAATGAGAATAAGCCTATAAAATATTATGATGAAATGACTCATCAACATATGTTTAAACCAAAAGATAGTTCTGAATATTTTACTTATAGTGAACTTACAAGCAGATTCAATGAATTAGATGAAAGAGATAAAGCATTTTATAAAACTCCACAAAATTATGCAGATATTATGAGTGGAGTAGTTGAGGGAACATATGATTCTGGACTTCCTTTAGAGTTTGATTCTAATGGAAATTTAATGCCAGAATATAGTCAATTAACTGATACTCATAATATACCTATAGTTAAAAGCATTAATGAAAATTTCTCAAGAAAGAATTCATTAAATGTCAATAAGTATATAAATTCTAGCAATGTTCTTTTATATTCATCTTCACATGGTCTTAACTCTGATTCTGGGTTTATTGGTGGAGAGGGAGGAATAACAGATGAAGATGTATATTTTCTTGGAAGATTAATAGATGCTAATGACCCTTATTTTTTTAATTTAAATACATTTTACCCAGATGCATCGTACCAAGATATCACAAGGTCATTTAGAAAAAATAGAAGTAGTGCTGATGAAGTTGCAAATTCTCAGTATTATGGAGAAGATTTTGATGCAAACTCGCCAACTCAAAAGTCATTGGAAACTGAAACATTAATGAATCAATTGTCAACTAAAGTCAAGGATGCATTCTACAAGGACAATCCATTTGCAAAAGATATGCATATGGTTTTAATGCATAAAGCATTTGGGAACTGGCTTTCAAGTTTTCAAGGAAATGAAAATTTATCTAAACTTGAAGTAGCACAGTTTTTAGATATAGGTTCTGCAATGTTTAATACTGATTACATGAGAAAGCAAGTTGCTGCACATGATACTTCAGTTGATTTTTCTGGAGTTGTTAATTACTATTCAGATGCTAGTTTAACAAGAAACATACCAGTAGATAGCAATAGGTATTCTGAAGGGAATAGAGTTTTCTACCTTCTTCCAGGAGAAGATGGAATGAGTGGACAAGTTACAATATACAACAGTCCTCAATCTCAATATAATTCTCAAAATGGAAAGAATGAAGTAGTCACTGTCCCTGTTGTTTATACTGGACCTTTAAAAAATTTAGAATATGTTACTGATGGAACTAATTATGACTTTTCTCAATTAGTTGGTGGTAGAGAAGGAATAGATTGGAGCAATTCAGATATTTCAGCATCAGTAGAAGGAGTGGGAGATTTAGGGAGTACAGCTGGAAATGTTCAATCTGGAAATAGGGATTGGATTCCATTATCAGATGTTCCAGAAAACGGAATAGTACAAACTTTACCAGTTAAAAGAATATTTTACAACCAGAGAGAAAAAGAATGGATGTTCTTCTCAAATGATGGTGGAGGTGCAAGAGCCTTATCATCATTCCCTCATGCAGTAATACCTGGGAAAAGTTTACAGTCTCATTTTGCAGGACCTAGTAATGTTTGGGAAGAAACATCGTATGGAACGACTCCAACTTATGACTATTTTCAAGGGAAGCCAAAATCAGAAGTTAATAATGAAACTCATAGATATATAAATCTAGTTCAATCTAATTGGGAATACATTGGAGAAACTCAAGGAAAAACTATTACAAAAGATTTCACTCCACATCGATATAAAGATTCATACACTGGAGATTTCAATAAAAAGGCCAACATAACAGCAACTAAATCCTTCACTGGAGATAAGTATGAAATATATGAAATGCATCCAAATTATGTTCCAGTTGTTCCAATTACACTAGGGGATGGAAGTGTTGTTCAAATGCCTGTTCATTTTGATACAACAATAAGAGCAATAGAACATCAAGGGTATGGATTGCAACATAAAAAATTACTTGATAATTCAGATTATGAATTTTATAGATTAGCTGGATGGTATAGACAAACTTATAACAATGTTGCTGGAAGTGCCTATCATGATTATCAAATAGATGTTAATAACGGAAGATTTCAAGGAGATTTTTCAGAGTATTTAAATGAAGATATTATAACTGAATATGTTGATGCTGAGGTAGAAGAATACACATTTGAGAAAAAAACATATTCTGATTTTTTAACTGGGGATACAGAATGGAAAAAGGCAAATGGATATGCTCCTGTATATAATAATGAAGGAGATTTGATATCAGAAGGAAATGGGTGGCAAATAGGATTAATTAAAGACACTGATAATGTATTTAAATTTTCATATGAGAAGGCCGCTGGAGATAAATATGAACCACACCATTTTTATATTGAAACTCCTGGAGGTGTAAAATATACCATGAAAGGAGAGTTTATTTGGCCTGCAGATTCAATTAATGAGAAATATGACAATCTTGTAGATATAACTTTAGATGGAATAATATATTTTAATCAAGCAAATGTTTATGAAAAAACAGGAAAAAATAAAGAAGAGATGGCACAATTATTAACAGAGCAAATGCAGAACTCAAAACATTTTGTTTTGCTTAGAAAGAGATATGTTCCAGAAAAGTTTAATAAAAAATATAGCAATTTGCCAGGATGGAGAGAGGGGCTATATGTAGAGTCGTTTAAAATTCCTTCTAAAAAAGAAAAAAGAGGAAGAAGAGGAGAAGAGGGAGATGTAATGGCTTTTAGTAAACAAGCAGTTTATCCAAACTATGATGCACGAGAAGGTAGAGTGAATCCAGATAATAAGCAAGGGGCAATTGTATATAGTAATATAGTAGAGGAACCAACAGACAGGAGACCTGAGTATATTAGAAGCAAGCCAGTAGATAGAAAAGATATTCCAGTTAAGCCTGAAGATGATTATGATTCAATATTTAATAGTATGAATGATTTTCTTAAAAAGAAATAATTAAAAAATGACAAGAGAACAAATTCTACAAAGAATAAAAGATACATATCCAGAGTATTCTGAAATGGATGATGATTGGTTGTATAATTTTGCTTTAGAAAGATTTCCAGAGTACAAAGAAGATGAGGAAAAAGCACAATATGTATCTGAAAGACAATATAAAATTGCTGTTCCAAATCCAGATAACCTACAAACAGAACCTCAGCACGAACATTGGTATGATTTTTTAAAAAAGGGATACAACGATTCATTAACAGGTATAGCACACAGTATTGTAAGTGGAGAACAAGCATTCGATTTACAGGGAAGGGATTTTAATTCTCTTGAGGAAATTGGTGCTGGGATAGCATCATTCTTTATGCCTATAGATGTTCTTACATTTTTAGTTCCTGGTTCAACAGCTGCAAAACTCACAATAGGAGGAGTAAGAAAAAGTGTAACAACTAAACTTGTAGCAAATGGATTAAGTAGAGAGATGGCTGAGAAGGTTTCTACAAGAGCAGTTAATAGACATTTAAAACAAACTGCACCATCTCTTTTAAAAACTGGTGTTGCCTCAGTGCAAGGAGGTACTGGGTTTGGTGCATTTCAATCTGGTCATTCTATACTTGCTGACAAACAAGCTGAAGTTCAATTATTCATGGATACACAAGGTAAGGAAGGAACTGCACCAGGAGTTATGGGTTTGGTCACTCCATTTGGAGTTGATTGGAGTAAGGCTGGAGTAGAGTTTGTAAAAGGATATGGTAAGGGTACTATATTAGCTGGGACTGGAGCGGCTACAAGTAAAATATTAGGACAACCAGTATCACAAAATGTTCTTAGTAAATCTGCAAGGAAGGGAGTTGAGATAGCAACTGAAACTCTTGGTCTTGCTACAGGAGAAAGATTAATAGAAGGAACTCCAGTAACCCAAGAATCCTTAATTCACACACTTGGAACTGTTGTTGGATTAAAGGGAATAAGGTCTACAGTTATGCAGGCTAAAGATAAGATGCATAACGAATTAATGAACAAAGAAAGATTAAAGAAAGAATATTTAAAATTATTAGATAAGGTTTCTCCAGATAAAGATTCAAATAAACTTGTACTAGAAAAATTAAAAGAACTTGAATCAGAGAACAATCTTACATTAAGCAAAATAAAAGAATTAAATAAGCTTCTTGACTCTGGGGAATTAGATTCAGTTAAAACTCCAGAGCAACCTATAAGAGAGAATATTAAAAAAACAACCTCAAAAGAAAAAGTTGGAGAAGCAGAAACTATTCTATCTGAAAAGATAAGCAAAGATAAATATTTAAAAAATTGGAAAGAGAAACTTAATTCTATAGAATCTGAGATACAAAATTTAAAAAAGAATCCAAGAAAAAATGATGCTGATAAAAAAAGATTAACATTATTAAACAAACAAAAACAACAACTTTCTGAAAAAATTAATAAAAGAGCATCTGCCTTGCAATCTCCAAAAAAAGTTGGAATACAAGTTGAAAAATTAGAAAAGACAGAAAAGAAATCTATCAAGGAGATGAATAAAAAACATAAAAAAGAAAGTCTTGAATATGAAGTAAAAGATTTAGAGTATACTCTTGGATTAAAAGAACAAGTTGTTCAACATTTAAGAAGAACTCTTGGTATTGTTGATGGAGATTTATCTAAGGCATCTCCTAAAGATTTATATAATTATAAAAAATGGGTTGAGAAGAATGCTGAGTTATCATTAAGGGACAAGGCTTCTGATTCTATTATTAGAAAAGAAGTTGTGAAAAAACTTGGAGTAAAAGAGTTTGACAAATTAGGTTTCTTTACAAAGATGGCACTTCCTTCTGCAAAAGTTATTGAAAAATTTGGAGGTGGACCTGGAAAAATTGTTTCAGAAAAATTGTATGCCCACTTCTTTGATAGTGTAACACAGAAAGCAACTGGAAACTATTACAGAAGACAGATGACAAGCAAGTTAAATGGACTTGGATTGAATACAACAGAATTAGATATGGTTACAAAACTTCATAATAAAGAAATGTTTTCATATGATAAGTTGTCTACAAAAGAAAAGAAATGGTATAGAGATGCTAATGGTCGTGGAAGAAAAGGAGATGCAGATTATCTCGCTCCCAATAAAGATTCAAAAGCTTATAAAGCAAAAGAAAAGTATCAAGATATGATGAATTCATTGTTTGACCAATGGGTAGAGGCCGTTGTAAAGCCCTTAAAAACAAAAGGGTTAAGAGATAAGGTTAGAAAAAAATTAAGAAAAGACAGATATGTAGAAGATTATGTTCAAAGAGTATTAACTCCAGAGGCTAGAAAATGGGCTATATCAAATAAATTTGGATTCAAAGATAAACTTGAATATAATATATTAAAACAACTTGAAGCAGAAAATTTAAAATTACCAAAAAATCAAAGACTATCTCAACAAGAATTAAAATCTAGTGCAGGTTCAGTTATTAATGATATTGTAAATGGAAACTCATATGACAATGTTTTATTTAATGTTAATTTTGATATGACTAGAAAAGCAAAACTTCCCAATGTTATGGAGATGCAAGTTACAGACATGCTTGGAAATAAAAAGATGAAAGAAATAAAAATATTTGATACATCATTTCAAAATGTTGAAACTTACACTCAAAGAATGTCACATTATGTATCTACAATAAAACATTTTAGAGATTATACAAATGTAGACAGAATGTTAAAAAATAAATATGGTATAAAAATGCCTTCTCAAGGAGAGGGGTATGCAAAAAACATATTAAATGATATGGGAAAGGTTAGTCAAAAACTTCAACAATACTCAGAAAGAACTATCAAAAAACAATTGCTTGGAGATAGAGATTTGCTTAATGACCCTTGGTATAGAGGATTAAAATCTGTAACTGCATATGTTGGATGGACTGGTTTAACATCTCCATTTACTGGAATGAAAAACTGGTTATTAGCAGATGTACATAACTTTACTGCTTATGGTTTTAGAGGGTTGATGAGAAGTTATACAGCATTAATTGACCCTAAGATGTGGAATCTTGCTAACAAAGTTAATGCATTTGAGGTTGGTGGAACTTTATGGAAAGACGCTGGATTAAGTGGAAAGATAACTAAGTATAATCCTGGACTAATGACGATAGCTGAAAACGCAAACAGAATACGGTCTGTAGCTGCTGGTCATTATGTTTCTCAAAATGCAGCCTATGTATTACAAAATAAAACAGCATCAGCGGCTTTAAGAAAAATTATGACAAAAGATTATGCATATGATTTATTTAGGAATACTTTTCAATTAGGCGAAAAAGATATAAGATTGATTGAAAGATACGGATTAGATTCAAGAAATCCATCTGTTGTTAGTTCTGGTCAAGCACAAAATATTATTAACATTAATAAAAAGATTGCACACTATTCACATATAAATACTCAAGGTGCTACATCTCCAGCATTTCTACCATTATGGTCTTCTGGAAAAACTGGGAGGAGTATGACCTTGTTTTATAGGATGGCTTATAGAGCAGGAGTAAATGTACATAACAATGTTTATAAACCTTTAGCTGGAGGAAATCCTTTTCCAATGCTTAGATATATATCGTCATCTCTTGTTGGTGGAGAGGTAATGAATGGATTATATAAAAACATATTAGGAAGAATAAGTGGAACTGAGATTGCAGATAAAGATAGACAGTATGCAGAGATAATTGAGAATGGATTTACAATGGAAATACTTGGTCCATTTACAAATGTTGTTGAAGATTTCAATGGAGAAGCTGGGGGGTTATTAGATGAGGTTGCGATTTTCAGACAAATACAGGACTTCACATCTCTTATTATAAAACTTACTACAGGAAATGAAAGAAAGGATAGGGCTTTTGAAGACTATCTAAAAGATACAATAGTGTTTTTTAATCATGCAGAGAAAGTTTATCAAAACAAGATATCAACTAAACCAGAGCATAGATACTTAGTCAATCATAAACAGATAAGAAAGTATGTTGATTTTTATTCTAAGAATAGAGACCCAGCCTCTTGGGAAGATAATAAATATTATAGAGAGGTTTATACAGAAAGACATAAATTTCAAAAAGATTTACAGGATGCATTCTATACTGGAAATGAACAGGAAATGGCTAATGCGTTTTGGAGTTCGGTTATGCAATTAACACATCAGTATAAAGAATCAAATCAATATACTGGAAGCAATGGAAATCAATTTGCACAAGCATATATAGATGCACATAATGAAATCATTGGTTCTGTTAAAAGATTTAGACCTGTTGACCTTGCATTAAATGATAGAGGTGGTAAAATTATATCAAAGTATAATGAGTTTATGCTTCATGTTAAGAAAACCAACCCAGATGTTTTCTTGCAAATAAACGAAACAGAAGAGTATTATATGAAGAGATTACAACTTTTAGATGGGGCAATAAGAAAGTATAATAAAAACGATTTATTTATTTCAGATTTAAAAGAGTTTATAGAGTTAGACAAACTTCAAAGAATTCAACCTAGATAGAATCTTTATCCATACAATATCTAGCAATCAATATAGAATCAGAAACTTTAAAAGTGACCTTTATCTGTGGATATAATTCTTCTGCATGAGTTTTAAGCCATCTTTTTCTTAGTTTTTTAGTATCGAATTTAGGGCATTCAAAATGTTTTTGCCATGTATAAGGAGTGACAAGAGTATATGGGACATTCATTTCAGAAAGTATCCCTTCCCATTGTCCAAAGTTTCTTCCAAATTTAAATGCAGATGAACGACCGTCTGTTGGGAAAGCATGGACATGCTCTATAACTCCAACAACTTCAGTTCCATCATTAGGTAGCATACCAAATAATTCTTCTCCCATTAACATTGGTGTTTTGGGACATGCTATTGCGTTCGCATTCCCATCTCTATCTATAACACAAACACCTCCACTTATTCCTGGGTCTATTCCTACATATACTTTATTTTGCATCTTGTTTTAATTGTTTTATTTTTTTCTTCTTATCTATTTGGTCTTGAGCCCAAGATTTAAACTTCTCAACATCTCCTTTATATATAAGGTAGTCATTAAACATAGCCGCTGAACTCATAACAACTCCAGTTAAATACTCTGTATTCGTAGCTAGTTTATATATCATGGATTCTAATTCTTTAGATGTCTTCTTTTTATTCGCCACTTCTAAACCACCCATCTCTAAATGCTTTTAGTTTTTTATATCTATCATTTGAAGGTCTATCCTTTGGGTCATCAAACATTTTTCTGCTTTTTGCACCCTCTCTTAGTGCTTCAATTACTCTGTTTTTTTGGGGAGTAAGGGCTAGGGCGTGTATCCTCTTTGAGTTCTTTACTTTCATTTACTTCCTTTCTTTCTAGTTTACTTTGATAGGACTTCGCTTCATCTAAATCAAGAAACTTTTTACCATCTCCTGTTATATAAAAATGTCCTATTTCGTGAAATATTGGTCTCATATTTCTCCAATTTACTGGGGAGCTCCATCGTTAAATAGAGGTAGAATGGTATGGTAGTGAGGGCATTCCATGAAACTCCCCATAATATTTAAAAAGCTAATAAAATAATATAAACTAAATAAAATTAATTAACAACATAAATATTATTAATCTTCTATTAATCTATCTATTCTGTTGTTAACTCTTTCCATTTCTTTTAACATAACTACACTATCTCCATTCAATCTTTTGAAAATATTTCTACACTCTTTTAACAATTTATATGCTTCCTCTATATCTTTAATATGCTTCATCTCTTCTCCTTTAATATGGTATTAACTCTTCTGATTCAAAGGAACATTTATCTCCATTGTATTTCATATCTACAGAGCCGCTTTCCCCATACCTTACTTTACTTGCTATGACCTCTATTACATCTTTTCCTTTCTCAGATTCTTCATAATGTACTTTATAATCATAATAAACAAACAATATATTTTCAGCCGCTTGCTCTAAGCTACCACTCTCTGCAAGGTCTGACATTCTAGGTTTGGGATTAACTCTTGTTTCTATAGAACGATTAAGTTGAGATACAAGTATGACAACACAATTTAATTCTTTTGCTATCCATTTATAACTATTAACTATTTCTTCTATTTGAAGTCTTCTATCCTTTGTTTCTGTCACTGGTTGTATTAATTGCACATAGTCATCAACTATAACATCTGGGCAAAACTTTTTAATTTGAGATGAAGATGTTGCAAAATCTCTTATATTATCAAACATAACAAACTTATCAGAATTATATTTTTCTTTTATAGTTTCTTTTGTTCTTTCAATCTCTTCAAAATCTTTCTTAGTCAATGCTCTTTTTCTAAGCATTTTGTATGACACATTTCCAGATTCAAGAACCATTAATTTATTCATCATCTCTATATTTGTCATCTCTCTATTAATAAAACAAACTTTATGTTTCCTGCCATTAATAATGTTTGAAACAATATTCATTGCAAGGGTTGTTTTACCATGAGATGGCCTTCCTCCAATTATGGTTATCTCCCCTCTAGTCATGCCACCAGTTAACTCATCTATATCTCTAAACCCTGTGCATATTGTGTTATCATTATCACTTAAATTTATTATCGTGTCTTCTAATAGATTATCAATATCGAAATCTTCTCCAGGTCTGACCCTTATTGCTTCTCCTATCTGAGAATAGGTTGACTCTAGAAACTGATATATGTCTGCATTGCTTTCAAACGCAGACTCAGTTATCCCTCTCGTCTTATCTATTAAACTTCTTAGTAAATATTTCTCATATAAAATTCTTGAGTAATATTCAGAATTTGTAGAGGACGGTGCATTAGATGTCAAACTTGTAATCCAATAAGCACTTATATTGTTCTCTTTCTCCTTCTTTGTTAGTGATGCTGATATTGTTGTTGCATCTACAAGTTCATTTTTCTTAACCATACCTACTATCTTTTTAAATAACATCTGATGCTTTGTTACATAGAAAACATCTGGAATCTTTACATAGGCAGAAACATTATCAAATACTTTTGAATCTGCTATCAAACATCCAAGAACAGCCTCTTCAGTTTCCACCGAATGTGGAGGAACTCCTACCTTATCCATTGAACAATCCTATCTGCTCTTCCGAGCGTTTTATTTTATAATTAGTTATTATTAGTTCTTTTACCTCTTTTACCTTTTGATTTTTCTTACCTGTGGAATAGTATACACATTCAATAAAGTCGCAAATAAACCCCTTTTCTTCATAAATTTCAATAAGCCAGTCAATTGCATCGTAGCTTATCATGAATTTTGCACCAGCTTTATCTAACCTAACCATACAATCTAACATATCATCATGTAGTTGCTTGTTAAAGTTAAACTCATAATACTTTTTAGTATCTGCTACTACATATGGAGGGTCTAAATACCAAAATGAATTAGGTACATCCTCATACTTATCTACAAATTTAAAAAAGTCCATACACTCTATAACTGCTCCATCTAATTTAGAATGTGAAGCATCAAGCACTTGTAATATTCTATGATTCCAAGGTTGTGCATATTGTTTTCTCACTGCAAATCCTGCTCCATGAGTTCCATTGAATGCACTCCTCATATAAAACATATACAAAGCAGCTCTCTCATAATCTTTACCAACTTTTTCTAATTCCATTTCTTTATCTAAATATACTTTGTCTGCTAAATCATATAATGTTCTTGATGACAATAACCATTTACTATAATCTCTAAACTTTTCTAGTGTATCTTTGTTTGCCACACATAGATAAAGATTGATTAAATCTCTATTGATATCATTAACAACATTATACAATGCTTTGTTTTTTCTAAAGAAGACACTTCCTCCACCAAAAAATGGTTCAATATATGTTGCGTGTTCTGGAAACATTGGTATCAAATCTTTTGACATATAATATTTCCCACCTACCCATTTTAATAGTACAGGACATTCTAATCTCCCTTTATCAACTATTTTTCTCATTTACTTTCCTTAATTTAGGAGGCTGTTTTTCTTCATATTTACGCTCATACTCTTTCATAGCCTCTAATCTACTCATCTCTCTTCTCATTATTCCAAGAAGATAACTATACGCTGTTCCTCTCAAATGTTTTTCTTCTGATATAAACCATCTAACTGAATGACTAATAACTCTGTCTGGAAATTGCTTTACACCACATACAAATTTATATTCTTCATGATAGTAATCTTTGCCTAGATAGACATGCTTTCTCATTAATGTCATTATCTTTTTGAGTAGAGACATGGTTACCTCTGGTCTATCTCTCTTTAATTCTTCTATTATTTTATATGTCTTCTTCTTTACACTATTGGTTGTTAAAGGGTCTACCCACCCACATGAAGGACATATCCATTTCCTATCCACTCTTTCTATGCCTATAAAATGTTGCTGGTGCTACATTAAATAACCTACATACTGTCTTAGCCCTAACTCCAAATGAATGAAAGAATAATGCTAAATCTATTTTAAGCCTTCTATTTTTCACTATTCTTCCTCTCTTGATTTTATCATTGCCTTCATAACTTCAACTACAAGTCTTCTCTCTTCGTTTGTTAGAAATCTATTAAGTTCTTTTGCTTTATCAAAAAATTCTTTTTCGCCTACCATTCTCATTGTAATCATATCTATCCCCTAAATTTTAAATGAATCCTACCACCTCCAGTGTTTATTTTATAGCCTGGCACACTTCGCTTGCTTGCCTATTATGTTTATTATTCACTTAGGAAAACACCACGCATCGTGGAAAAACCTTTTGCTGTTTATCTAGAAAGGCAAATCATCGACTTCAACATCTAATGTATTTCCTGCCTTCCAAGGCTGATAATCTTTGACTTTCATAGTACTCTTTCTTTCTCCAGTACCTTTGTCTTCCCAGCTTACAGAGCCTACACAAGATAATAAAGGTTTCCCTAGTATATCATCTTCTGTTAACGCTCTTAAAACTGGAACTTTTTTCTTAACAACCTCATTCCCAGATGCAACCTCAATCTCCTCCTCTGGACATTCCACTCCAAGCATTTGACAAAACTCAAAATACTTTTCGTTTCCTCCTGGATTGGCAGATAGATGAGAATGCTCTGGTTTCTCTGGATGTGTAAAGAAGAATACGCCTTGTGCATATATTTCTTTTCCGACATACACTTGTCCAGAAAATCCTTGACCATCTTCAGATGTAAAGGTATGTGTTTTGGCTTCATCAGCAACCTTAACTTTCAAATTGTATATAGTTGCTAGATTCTTTCCACGAATTGCTATGTCTTCTTTTATGTTGACCTCTATAACATGGGTAGGATATATACCTTCAACAAGTTTCCTATCCCCACTTAAAGAAGCATCAAAGTAATTTTTACTCATAACTTATTTTCCTTTTATTTTAGTGAACTTTATCACTGGTTTAACTAACTCTCCTTTGAAATTAGACATTGTTTCAAATCCATTTTTCTTTAATGCATTGTTAAACAAATCAACTAGCTTCATTTGCTCTGGTGTTAAGAGTGTCCTCATGTGGGAAGGTCTTGAGACCAATCCTTTTAGAATCGCTTCATTTAAACTCTCTTTTGAAAGACCTTGTTGTTCCCAAAGTTTTTCTGCTACTGAATATTTTATTTTAGTAGTTTTAGTAACCTTGTCTTTCACATTTTCTGTCTTACTTTCTTTTACGACCGCTTTCTTCATATTAGCTTTCCTTTATTTTACTTAGATTATTATCTTCTCTTATTGTAATCAACCTTCTAATAGTAGCATCAAAGTTTTGAGATGTTATACTCCCCTCTTTGACACCTTTATTAACTTGATTAACAACCTTACTATCAACGCCATTTAGATATTGCGATATAGTTTCCTCTTGTTTGTCTGTTAGAGATACATCTTCAACATGCTTCCTATAAACATCATCAGCGATATTACATAATCTGCTTATTGCTCTTTTAAATGCATTTGTATTTGCACTTGCAAGATTCTTATCTATATCTATAACATTTTCAGCTGTGTGTGGTTGCCCTCTTTTGAATTGAACCCTAGCAGCCCCAACTGAGCCAAACTTTCTCACTGCACCATCAATAGCGACTTGCAGTTCTCCACTAACTATGCACCATTCTGCCCCAAGGAACTCGGTTTTACTAATAACCCAAGACCATAAGGGATAATGCTCGTTAAGTTTTTCTCTCATGTAAGACTCTTCTACATAGTCTAAACCATCAGGTCTTCTCTTAACATAGTGTTTGGGTGTCTTTTCAGCACTTATGTTTCTATGTTTAGAAAATAAATCCTTTTCAAACTTACTAAGCATATTTAATGCATCGATAGTTATCTCTGGTTTACTCATGTTTAATCGTCCTCTCTGAATACTACTTTGTATTCATTTCCATTCCAAGTAAATGTTGTTCCAGCACCATTCTCTTTATGTGCTTTTCTGAAAGCCTCATCAAATGATATTGAATTGCTTTCCAACACTTGCTCTTTTACTTCACATTGTTTGTTATTGTTATCTATTGCATAACTCAAAGTTATTACCAATAAAATAACAAGACCTATTTCTCTCCACCATCTTTTTATCATGGTATTCGTCTCCTGTTTGTTTTATAAATAACTCTTAACTTTATTTCTTCTAATGTTACCGTTCTTCTTCCTTTGGTATTCTCGCATCCATATGGTGTGTTTTTCGCAGAAACTCTTACTAACCCCACTCCATATAGGCTTTTGACATTTAATGCATAATCCTAGCGATTTATATCTTTTCTGGTCTTGTGCTTGTCTGCTTGAAGAACTATCATATATTATTTTTTCATCACTATCTATTCTTTTACTAGCCATCCTTAACACACCTTTCATAAAAAGGACAACAACCATTCTTCCATTTGCATTCCCACTTATATGCTGGAGAATTCACATAATCCAGAGGTGGCAATCCTTTCTCAACTATTTTATTTACATTCTCCCAATACTTTTTTGCTTTATCGAGATAACTTTTATTTACTTCAATCGTTCTCATATCCATAGTATCTTTGTTTAAAAATGTAAGATACATACCATCGAGCCGACCAAATTCTTCCTTAACAGATAACCCATAAGTCGCTAACTGCATTTCATTTAAATCATTTTGGGTATACTTTGGCATGAATTCAAAGCGAATCTTATACGGAAAACCTCCTATGGTTTTAAAGTCATATAAGAAGACACCATCCTTCTCTATAATTAGGTCTGAAAATCCTCGCACATTCAAATTTTGTATTAAATGCTCTTTCTCTATATATATATTATATATATTATTATATATATTATTAAAGCCTTTTAATACGGCATCTTGAAATTCATCATGCAAGACAGTTCCAACTCTAAGAATTCTATTACCTTTGTTTGAATTTTTATTTGTAGGCTTAATTTTTAACACTGATTCGTAATATATTTTACGAACACATTTGCCAGCGGCTGACCCATGAAACCAGTGTTCATTACCCTCATATCTTTCTTTTCTATTGAGCTCATTCTTATTCTCAATGTGAGAATTCCACAATTGCTCAACATCAATAGGTTGCTTTACCATCTATCGTTCCTCATTTGTATAATTTTAAAAACCTCTAAATAACTACTATATAAATTTAATAATAAAAAATGAATTATCAAAGTATTTTTTTTATAAATATCATGATAATTTATTGAGAATCTGTGTTACCATAGTGATAACACAGACCTCATTTAATATTTGGGTTAAGTATATATTTTCTTCATTATGGCGGCTATCAAAAACAGCAACATCCATATATAAAAAACCCAATCACTCTCAAGCAAACAAACCTGCACTTCCATCTATTTGTTTTCTTAAGTGTTTTTGCTTTTGAGTATGTTCAACTCTAATCCATCTGCCTTTTTGCATAGCATAGATAATATTAAAAGAATACACAGAGCCTATTTCATCAAACAATCCTATTTGACTGCCATTTGTTTTTATGGTTCTTATGTTTCCTTTTTTATTGTCTTCCATTGTTCCATCTACTAGTGGTCCAAGTTGATTAGTTCTTATTTTTGTTCCTTTTTTTATTTCGTTTGTCTTCATATGTTGGCCTCCTTAGCCTTTTTATTCCATTTCTAAATAATTCATCTTCAAGTTCTGCTATATACATTTCAGCTGAAATTAATTCCATCCAAAGGTCTTCGTATGGCAATTCATTAGCAACCCCTCTTAATACAGAGACAGTCATTTCTAGGTCTGCTATACGAGCATTAGCAATAACCAATGGGTCTGTGTAATCTTCTGTTGGAGTCTCTAACCACTCTTTTTCTTCTTCGCTCATATCTCCTAACTCATCATTAATTAACTTTTCATCTAACATATTTTAAACCCTCCACTATTTATACAGAACTCAGCAAACTCTTTTACATTTTCTGTGTTAAAAGGATAGGATTTGTTCCAGTCGTTTACAAACCCAGTTGTGTTACATACAGCACAATCTTTTTTCTTTGTGTTGCCTCTATTATTATTATTGCAATTAGAACATACATTTTGAGGAAGGTCGTGTTGCCATTGTTTATAGGATGCTTCATACTCTATGGTAAAACCTTTAGATAATTGTTCATTAAGCATATCTCCTATTTCAATTGCTTCTTCTTCAGTAAAAGAACATCCACTATTATGGTGTCCCTCTTCCCATTTTTCTTCAGTTATTATGTTTGGGCATACTCCTTTACAATAATCCCATAATGGTCTCCACCACCATACATTGTTTCTAAAATAAACACCTTTATTGTTGTGTTCCCAATCCCATTTTTTATTGTAGAACTTGTCTCTTTGTTTTTTTGTTAACTTTTGTATCTTTTCCCACTCATCTCCAGCAAGATTCTTGTTAGTGTAATCTTGTGGGTCTGGACGAGGGGAATCTGTCTTGGGGTTTAACCCATATACATCCATTCCCATTGCTGTCTCCTTATTAATTAAATCTTTACTGATACTTCCTAATAAGTCTTATGTAAGAAACACGCTTGGTAACATATTTAACATCGTAACCTCTTTTCAAAGCTTCTTTTCTTAAAGCATCTCTGTATAGTTTTTCTTGCTCTCCATCAAAATATTTTAAACGGTCTTCAATATCGTTTAATTCCTTTTCAAGAGTGCCAGTTCCCATTGAGGTTATAGTCTTAGGTATACTCATTTGATTACCTCATAAATTTGTTCAGTTGAATCGTGTAAGTCATAGCATTTTAAGCAGTCTTTACACTTTCCAATGCAATTTACATAATCTTTAGGCTTAGATGCAACATTAAAAACCTTATCAAATTTGGAAGGTAGTTTCGCTGTTGTATCTATAAATTCATTGCTATATATTAATATTAAATTCTTTGGTTTCTCGATTTGCCTTAGCACCCTTTGAACAAGGAATACTTTTTTTGTCCATAAAGTGAAGGTGTAATGAGGTTGAGCATTACATATTGATATTATGTTTTTAAAGTGTGTTTCGTTTATTAATTCTCCATGAGCATTAAATCTTGCAACTCCAAGTTTTACACTGCTACATGGTGGTATTGATTTTATATCTAAAAGATTGCTAGATAGATATTTTGAATTCTTCTCCCAAGCATCTGCACAATTCTTACGATATCTTTCAAGCATATAAAAAGAGTAACATTTACTACATATACTGTCCTCTCTTTTTCTCATTGCTTTGCAAAATTTATTCGTCAGAGTATTTGTGTTCAATGCTGGGATGTCTTCTAACTTTCCTGTCATTTTTGACCACATTTTTTTGCCCTCTATTTATATTTACTTCTTTGATAAGCAGGTATTCTCTTTCTTCTATGTCTATAATATTCCACCACCTATGTTTTTAAATACTGCTTCTTCAAATTCTTTAGGATGCTTGTCAATAAAATGTTGCATACTATTTTGTCCATCTATTTTAAAGTCCTTCATTACTTTATCGCAGAAAGGACATTTCTCTCCATTACCTATTGCTATCATTTTTCTTTTCCTTGTCTTCAAATTTAATTTTAATTGAATTAGAGTTATACATTGGTTGAACCACAACATAACTGCCAACTTTCACACCATTAGCCTTTAAAAATGTATTAGGCAGTGTTATTCTACCTTTATTGTCTATCTTTAATTTACAAATATTTACTGTCTTGCTCATATTATCTCCTATAAAAATTTATGAGAGCCTCACATATTCCTTTGCCTGGTTCAATCAGTTGCAACTGAGTTACTTCAAGAGCTTACAGGACCAGTTATTGGCTCTCAATTTAGAGGGGTCTATAGCATATTACATTAATAACCCTCGTCTTTATTAAGGCATCAGAAAATGCGTCTAATCCACATCGCCTTAAACTAAAGGGCTGATATAGCATCCGTTTGGAAATGTAAGACATCATTTAATGTGTCGCTAGAACACAACCCTATATTTATACAAGCTTTTTTTTCGTTTAATAGTAGTGCTCAATACCTTCACTATGTGCTATGGCTATTATATGAGTTCCTGGAATAAACTTAGTGTAACTTCTCAGGTCTGCTACTAAACTAGTTACATACTTGTTTATATTAGCAAAGATGCGATTTACAAGGAACTTATTTATGTTGGAGTTCGTCTTCTTGATTCCAACGGGGCTTTCGACCGGCCTACACAGAGAGCTTTGCTAATAATTATTTCAAAAATCTAGAACCTAAGTGGAATAGAAGGAACACCTTAGGTTACGGCAATATCTTGCCTTTAATTCCGTTTGTAATTCTTGTATGCCTTACGGAATGTTACTTTCGTTAAGGACTGATAACAAGTTTATCACATTCAGTTCCTGTTTATAGTACTTGTGGCAGTTTCCTGAGAAGCATCCCTTATGTCCTAGGACCATAATTCGTTAGCTGCGTGAGTGCTTTGTCCAACTATAAACTATTTGCTACCATGCTAATGATAGCCAATTTTTAAATTATCAAAAAACTAATGCTTAAATATTTCATATCCTGCTAATTCATTCAAGGTTTTTATTGTATCTCTTAGACCAACACCTCTAATGTTTCTTATCTTCCAACCTAAGCCTGATATATAATGCTTATCATACCATTCTTGAATAGTTGTTATGCCTTGTCTTTTGTAGGCGTTTATAAATCTTTGTCCTATGTTTTTTCTAAAGGTTTCCTCTCCATTGTTCAAAGAGTTTAAAGTTCTTCTTCCATAGTTTGATAAAAATCTGTCTGTAATCTTCTGTAATATATATTCAGACTGCAAATCTGCTTCTTTTTTCTTATCAATTAAATCTTTTAATAGCATATCATGTTCCATTTATCCCCTCAATAAAAATTTTATATGGCTGACGAGGGTTTATGTGTTCCCCCTAGATACCTACACTTGTCTGGAGCTTTCGCTCTCACGATACATATTACAACACCTGTCAGCGATTATCTCATTTTAGCGTGTCGACCACTAAAGCATTGATAATTAGCAACTTGACTAATGTAATATCTTATGCTCCCAAGCACAGAGTTAACATAAGTTTTGTACCGTCTACAAAACAATCAAGAGTATTACAACCCTATTTTTTGTTTTGTTTAAATTCAGCACCTGCCTAACATCAAACCATTTAAGGTTATAGCAATATCATTTGATAAGACTACTAGGACATGTTCCATAATGTTAGCACCTGTAATACCTTGTAGAACAATATATATACAGGTTTGCCATTTAAGCAATAATTCATATATCTCTGGCCAAAGAGAAAATAATCTGATAGTCAGCAAATTCATTAAGGAGCAACCCAAAACTATTTACATTCTATGCTTTATTGCTTACCATATATTTTCAAAAAACTAATTTATATCTATCTCAAATTTTGTCTCTATCATGTATAAATCTTTGTCTTCTATGTAGATTACTTTCATGCCTAAAACATTTGAAACTACACTGCAAAAATCTGATGTATTTGTGTCGAGGATTTTTTCAAACAACAAATCTAAAATTTCATGTTCATTTAAATAGTTTGTAAATTTTATTTTCTTGTCGTTCATTCAAAATCTCTTGATACCTCTATTTTTTAACTATATTAATATACTAATAATATTATATATAATGCAAGTACAATATTATCTTTTTAGCGTAAGATAAAATCAGATAACGCTTCTACTACTCCACAATCGCTACATATCTCTGTTTTATTGTCTTTTCTAGACAAAGCAGGATATCCTCTGTATTTTCTTTTACATCTAGGACATTTTTCTTTATTATATGGTTCCATTTTATTCCTCGTCTAGTTTACTTTCGTCTATCACTTGAAATACTGTCCCAGTTTTACATTTACTGCAATAGCCTATTGGTGGCATACTATAATCTCCGTCCCACCAGTATTCGTGTTGTGGATGAGCATCGCAACAATTACTTGCCCACTCATCGTGTTTATCTGTTCTCATCATTTTTCTTGTCCTTTTTTATTTCAAACCAATCATTATAATCAGTATGTTCGTTGTCCATATATTCCTCGACAATATCTCTTTCTTCGTCTGTTCCATACCATAGCCAAAAGTTGCATATTGCCGATATAACCATTTCTTCAACTTCTGTTCTTTTTTTACTCATTCGCTTTTATCCTTAATATGAAAAACTCTATTTAGCTTTTCCAATTTAAGCAATAATAGTTCAGCATTACCATTCATACCAAAATATTTCTTAACATTTGATATTTTCCAGTGTCTGTTAGGTTTTATGCCTTTACTATATAA